ATAAAATACCTAATTTACCAGCAGATTTAAAAGAAAAATTCAGGGACAAAGTTTTTAGTCAGCAACAAAGAGATATTAAATCAATTGAAAGTGTTTATTTAATATATGAAAAAATTTTTACTGATAATTATCATATGATAAATAATCTCGATTATGTGCAATGGCTTAAAAATTTTGAACGAAACGTTAAGTATGAAAATGAATTTAATTATGGCAGACGTTGGACTGAAAAAGCAAACGCATATGCTAAAGTATTAGATGAAACCGATATAGTTATTGCTCCGCTTGCTGATAATCCATTCAATAGAATGAAATCAAATTTGAAACAGGTTGAATGTTGGACAAGAAAACTTCCAATCGTTTGTTCAGACATGCCACCATACAATATAGATGGTAGGCATATGGAAAATTGTATTCTTATTCCTACTGAAAAGAATGCTCGAAAATATTGGCAGAAATATCTCAAGAAGTTAATACTTGACGCTGATTTACGTAAAGAACTTGGCGAACAGCTATATGAAGATTTCAAAGATGAATATAACTTGGCAACGGTTACAAAAAAGCGTGCTGATTTTTATAAGACAGCAGTTGCTAAAACATTAGTAGTAGTTTAAAATTAAAAACATGAAAAAAACAAAAACAATTAAACAGCTTGAAAAAAAACAAGCAAAAAAAGAGAAAGAAATTCACTCTAAAGTAAAAAAAGAATTTAATAAAAGAATTGGAAAACAGAAAAAAAATAATTTATATTTTAATAAACAGGACAATAAAAAAAACAATGTACTTGTTGATGCTATCACCAAATCAGTTATTCTTAATAAAAGAATGCTGGGTAGGGATAATTATAATTTGAAGAGATGGCAAGAATCATATTTTCAAGATTTATATGCTGAATTCAGAAAACTGGTTGAAAAATATAATAACGGACTTCAGGTTAAAGCAGAAGAATTAAGTAGTAAAATTGCTGATCTGAAAATTGAAAAAAGAATGCTTCAAGCTGATATAAAAGAACTTGAAACAAAAAAGAAAATATTAGTTAATGCTTAATCTTTTAAAAAAAATATATTTCTGGTGTTATCTTAAGATATATATCATCTTAATGAATATTGGTATTATGATCTACAGAGCAGAAGTGGATGCTCAAGCAGACCCCAATGATATAAAAGAAGGTGATAAGAAAATTCAGAGAATGCTTCATAGAAATCAAACCCTTGAAAAATTTTATGCTGGCAAAACTGATGAAAAATATGTCAGAGAATATTATGAAATATTAAAAAAAGCAGATAGATTTATTCGTACAGCAACCCCATATCAAATGGCACTTGCAGCAGACAAACATGGTAGTTCTTATGCACAAACAGACCCAACAAACGGTAGAAAATATGAACATTTTGGTTTTTATGATGAAAAACATAAACATGCTGGTAAGACAATTGGTGAAGTTTTAGTTCAAGAGTATGAAGAAAGAAGACTTAAAGATGATGACTATGAATTACTTAGCATATATAACAATGAACCAGTTGAAGTGGGGTTAGCAAAAGTTATGAATGTAGTTAAAAAAATTGATGAAAACGATTTGGATTCTCAATATGAGGTAAAGGATATGGCTGAAAAATCAAAAATTTTTGAATTTCCAATTAAAATTGTTCGTGAAAATGAAAATGTAGTCAATAAAATTGAGCAACTTACTGAATTCTTACATGTTAAAAAAATTGGCTTTGATTATAGGGAGTTAGAATTTTTAATACCATTAAAGTTCAAAACAAGTAATTATAATGAAAGCACTGATGTTTTTAATGAATTAATCAACATTAAAGAAGTTTTTCTCCGTAATGATTATGGAGAATTAACTGGTTATGGAATTATGAAATTTATAAAAAGAATACAACTAAATAATACTCATGATGTGTTTAAATTCGAAGCAATTGAAATGCAAAACATGAAAATTTAATACCTAAAAATATGAATCCGTACTTAGAAAGTTTAAAAAAAGCAGTTGAAACTGGAGATTTCAACTCAGAAGCAGCAAAAAAAATAATCCAGATCGATAAAAATGCAGATAATGCAAAAGGTTTGTCTTTAACAGAAGAAGAAAAAGCTGAATTGGCAAAGAGGCGTTTAGATGGTACTTTGAAAGAAAATACCGTTGTTACCGAAGAAGAAGTTTTAAAACTTAATTCAGAATATGAAAAGGAAATGGCAAAAATAAAAAAAGAAGATACTGTTAATCTACAACTGGCAACATTAACTGACATTGAAGACATGGTAACGGCAAGCGTTAATGACATGGTATCCTTCATTAAAGAACTTGAAGATAAATTCAAAAAAGAATTTGATGAAAATGACCCAATTTTTGAAAAATTAAAAACAAAAACATTGGAAATAAAACTTAAATACATATCTTTTATTAACTAAAAACAATTATTTATGGCAAAAATTCAAAAAGCATCTGAAGAGATGGAGAACCTTTTCGATAAGGTAAAAAGCAGTACAACAATTAAAGATTGGTTGGTATTTGAAGTTCTTTGTAATAATAAACAAAAAGAACTTTGTAAAATTGTCAAAGCAAATGAAATTGTTGAACTATTGACTGGCGGAGTAAATTTCGCAGTAATAATTAATGAAGACATTTTCGATCAATTACCCGATGAAATGAAAGAAACGGCAATTATTGAATGTCTTGCAGGTGTTATCGTTGATGGTAACGACAAGATAACTCTGGAGAAACCAAATTTTAGTACCTACAGAGGCGTTTTAGAGAAGTATGGACACGACCCGATCATTGTTCTTCATGAATCAATTAAGAGTCTCTACGATGCTGAAAAGCAGAAAGAAGACGAAGAGAAAGCACAAAAAAAAGAAAAGAAAGTCAAAAAAGGTTTTCCAAAAGCCTTTTAATTTTTAATTTATAAAAATCCTGATACATAAAATGTCGGGATTTTTTATTTATTAGTATTTATAGAAAAATCTTTTATAATGGCTTCATACAATATTACCTTTCCGTTAAATGATGATGTCAGCACAAACTCTTATTTTTTAATGAGTAAAGTGACTAAAGACGCATTCAGTTCTGATTTATTAGTTTTATTATTAACTAAGAAGGGTGAAAGATATTATGAACCAGATTATGGTACTAATTTATTAAAATATATATTCGAACCAAACGATAATTTAGAGGCAGGTGATATTGAAAAGGAAATTAAAACAATAGTATCAACATATATACCAGCACTTACAATTAATAGTGTAACCTTTAACTGGCTTACTGATGATGAAGGAAATTCAATATCAGAAAATCAAGTAAATGTCAACATTAAATTTACTTTTACTGAAGATGCCTTTACTGAAAACGGTGAATTAGATTTAAACTTTTAAAACATAAAATATGGCAAACAATTTAACTACAAACATAATTCAATACGGAAGCAGAACATTTGGCGACATACGTACCGATCTCATAGCATATATCAGACAAGCATATCCAGAGATTTTATCTGATTTTACTGATAGTTCAATTGGTGCAATAATGATTGACCTCAATGCTGGTGTTACTAATAACCTTTCAATTAATACCGATAGAGCATTTCAGGAAACACAATTAGAATATGCACAACAAAGAGCATCAATATTAAATATTGCAAAAAATATGGGATTTAATATTCCAGCAAGAAGACCTTCAGTTACGGTAATTGATTTTACTGTAACAATTCCTGTTCTTGGTGACAAACCAGATGCATCATATTATCCTCAATTAAAGGCAGGTGCACAAGTACTTGGTGGAGGAAAAATGTTTGAAACACAAGCAATTATTGATTGGAGTTCACCAATAAGTAATTTGGGCGACCCTAACCGTTCGATTATTCCGAATACTGATTCAAACGGTATTATTGTTAATTATAGTGTAACAAAAAGAGAAGTGGTTATCAATGGTTCTACAAGTATTTTTAAAAGAGCAATTAGTTCAACAGATGTTATACCATTTTTTTCTATAACATTACCAGACCCAGATGTACTTGAAATAGATAGCATTATTTTATTGGAAGGTACTAATTATTCAAGTAATCCGACTGCTGCAGATTTTGCTACGGCAACAAATAAATATTATGAAGTAGATTATCTTGCACAGCAAAGAGTATTTGTTGTAGACAAAAGTAGTTCACAACCAAATACAAATACAGACGGATTAAAAGCAGGTACGTGGATAGATGTGACAAAAAAATTCATAAAAGAATTTGATATAAACGGTTATTGTAAAATAATATTTGGTTCGGGTGATGCAGATATTGATGCATTTAAATCAGGTTTTCTTAAAGTAGGTGTAAGTAATCAGTATTTTCTTGAAAATTTTTTAAACAACACAGCATTGGGTGAAAAATTATTGGCAAATTATACTTTATTTATTCAGTATAGAACTGGTGGCGGTAGTAATTCGAACGTAGGGGCAGGTACATTAACACAACTTGGTAGTTATAATTTAACTGTTCAAGGTTCACGTCAGGATTATAATCAGACAGTACAAAGAAGTTTAACCGTAAATAATCCTATTCCAGCAATTGGTGGTAACGATGGATTAAGCATTGAACAAATAAGAGAATTAATAAAATATAATTTTAGTAGTCAAAACAGGGATGTAAGTTTGATTGATTATTTATTACAACTTTATAAAATGCCCGGGCAGTTTGGTTCTCCCTTCCGTGCTAATGCAATGAAATTAAATAATAAAGTTGTTATTTCCACATTAGGTATTGGGTCAGATGGTAAACTAGACAATACAAGCACTACATTAATGAATGAAAACATTAGTGAATATCTTAGCCAATTTAGAATGCTTAACGATTATGTTGAAGTAACTAACGGTAAAATATTTAATTTGGCTTTTGACGTTGATGTATACGTTGAAAATGTTACTGATAATCAAGTTGCAAATAGTATTATAACACTTGTTAGAAATTATTTGGACATAAATAATTATGAAATGAATCAAGATTTGTTTTTAGGTCTACTTCAACGTGAAATACTCGGTGCGAATGGAGTTATTAACGTTATTGATATTAAAGTTTACAACAGAGTAGGTGGACAATATTCAAATAATGTTATTTCTCAAGCTGTTAACCCAAGTACTGGCGAGATAATGATTATTAACAATACAATTCATTCGACTGAAGACAGCATGTTTGAAATAAAATATCCTGAAAAAGACATTACAGTATATTTGAGAAAAAGCACTGGATAATGGAATTAATAAAAAAAACCATATATAGAATAATGACAACTGGCACAACAACTGGCTGTACAGGTACATGTCGTGTAATTATTCCAAATACTGGTGTTACTTATTGTTTGAAAATAGGATTGATACAAGAAGCACATGATTTGGGATTCTTTGATGTGGTTGAATATCCTAACTATCCTCATTATCCCTATTATCCATATTATGAAACAAATAATAATGAATTATTATCATTTGATTCTCCTATTGGTATTGAAAACTTATTTATATGAATATAATACAATCATTTGCAGAGTATGAAACAGGTAGTCCTTATTTAAAAAATATAGATTCAAATACAAAATATTTAATGTTTTATTCTTTTTTTTTAAGTTATTTAACATTAAAAAAATATTATGGTTATGTAACAATGTATTGCAATGATCAAGCCTATAATACTTTTATAAAATTTATTCCATATGATAAAATTATTTATAAAGAATGTAAAAATAATGTTAAATTTTGGAATAAATATAAAGCTGATATAATTGGAGAACAACAAGACGATTTTATTCATGTAGATTCTGATGTTTTTATTTTCAATGATTTATTCAAACCATTTATTGATTCAAAAAAATATGACGTTATTGCACAAGATATTATACCTCCAGATGTAAATTTTGCTAGACATTTTGTACCTGATAATAAAGATTGGCTTAAAAAAAATAATGTTTTTGATAGTAATATATATGATAATAAATGTTTTAGTTGTGGGACAATTGGATTAAGAAAAAAATATATTAATAATTATATAGAAAAAGTAGAAAAAATTTATAATGGTTTTATTAATAGTAAATTAATATCAGAGGATTGGGTTGACAGTATGATCACAGAAGAACTTAGCATGTATTTAGTTGCACTTGAAAATAATTTAAAAGTTTACGACATATTACCATACAATGAAATTCTTAAAGTAAATAATAATCCCAGAAGTTTGGGAGTTGTGTATGGATATACACATATGTGGTTTTCAACTAAATTTGTTAAAACAAATGTTGAATTAATAAAAAACAAGATTAAAAAAGATTTTCCAAATTATTATTATATTGTTGAAGAATATGACAAGTACATTTCAAAATTTAATATAAAGTATTTAAATTATAGAGAAAATTAATAAATTTTAAACAATGGCATTTACATATATTGTTGCAAACAGTAAATTTTTTTCATATTTGACGGGTGGTACATCATTTAACAATTTAGATACTGCCATATCAAATGGAAATATTTTAGGTACAACAAATGATGATGATTATTATAGTTTTACTGGTGGTACAGTTACTGGCGAATGTACAAGCAGGTTATTAGAATTGCAAAAATATACGGCAAGTAACGCATTTACTGCTCAATATTTCAGTGGTGGCAGCTATACTGTTGATGGAGTGGATTATTTACATTCTTTTTCTGGCGTGAGTATTACATATTATCTTGGTGGAATAAAATATATTGATCTTTTTACTGGCAGTACTACAGGTTCAACATTCAGCTTTACAACGCAAGGGTATCTTAATCCAAATTTTATAAATAAACGAATATATCAAGACCCGAATAAAGAAAACATTATTAGTAACCCAAAAATCAGTAACGATGTATTTATAATAAGACAAGAATTACCAGCATTTGATGGAAATTATAGATTAGAATATATAAAAAAACTAGTTGATTTGGAAACATATGCTGCGGGTAAATTTTTTAATGTAATTAATAACACATAAAAACATGGCAACAGGAAATTATGGCATAAACAGACCCTCAGACGTTAATATTGAAGATATTGACATGTATTATAATTATGCTCCAGACAGACAAACACCCAATAATATAATTTTACCATTAACACCTGTTGAATTATTGTCTTATCTTTATTTACCAACTGATGACCCAAACACAATTGTAGGTGGTGAAAATTTATTAGAGGGATTATATAATTTAAGGTTACCTGCATCAATTTTTAATCAATTAGGAATATATACAATTTATATTAAGCCAAAACTTATAATGACAACAATTGTCGATTGTGGTGTTTTATCTTCATTACCAACAGTTAATGGTATTGTAATTGACTTAAGTACAACTCCATTACCCGACAATTTAAAAGCAAATAATGCATTACAAGGATTCAAAATCGAATATCTTAATTCAGATAATACTAAATTAAGAAACACTGTACGATATGTTGTTACTTCAAACAAAGTAGTTCCTGTTAGTGAAAACGTTGGAAATACTTCTCAAAAAGCAGTCAGATATCGTTTTGATGATGCTGGGTCATTAATGTTTTTACAACTTACTCCAAGCAGTTCTTCAGACATAAAACCTAACGTTTTGCCATTCATCGGTAATATTGGTGGAGTGATTTTAATGACAAACACATATTTTTCGCCATTGGTATTAGAAGTTGAATTGGTTGAAAATACAATTGATACTTTAGCAAACATAATTGGTGGAGAACAAATTAAAGATGTTAAAAACGGTATTTTAACATATTTTGATAAAAATAGAGTGATTATTAAACAGGATAATTTATTTGAAATTAAAGATGACGTTGGAAATGTATCACTTTTTGAAGTTAAAGAAAAACGTACAAATATTGACGAAACTCAAACCTTCGATAATGTAACAAAGGGTTTATAATAAACATTAAAAAAACGAATAATTAATGTTTAGTAAAAATTTGACCTTAAAATCTCAATGACATGCATTGGGATTTTTTTTTGTCGTATTTATAGTAAAATAGAAATTTTGTGGGAAAAATAAAAGTAGTTGGTACAAGTCTTGACCAGAATTTAAATGGAACAAATTTTAACAATACAGCATCCGCAACAATATTTTCGTTCGGCAGCTTTGCGGTTACATCAAATTTTGAAGGTAGAGTACCTATTGATTATACAAACACTTTAAGTTCATTTGTACGTCCAGTCACTCTTGAAACTATTGGCTTAACACAAACACAATCTGAAATCATACATCAATACAATACTAATGCTGTTTTAAATTTAGATAAATCAAATTTAAACACTTTTGTTAGATTTGGTTCAGCTTATGAATTTTTAACAGTATCAATACAAAATATTATTGTAGCATACCCTGCTAGTTTATTCATGAACTCCCAGCTTACACACACTAATACAATTACTTTTAGAGATTTTAGTTATAATCCAGTTACCAACGTTTCTACATTTAAAATACCAATTAATTCTATTGTTAATACATTTAGTTTGGCATTTAATTATGGCAATGTAAGTAGTCCTGATAATAATGTACTTAAAAATTTAAATATATCATATAATTCATATGTGGTTTGGTCTGCACTTAATCCTACTGGAAATTCATATAATATTATTGGATTCACAGGATATACTACAAATAATTCAAATTCATCTAAAAACAATTGTTTATATCTTCAGGTTCTTGGCAAACCCTTTTCAATCATTACAGGAAATACTGCTGCAACTGGAGCAATTGATTTTCACATTAAACCAAATAATGCTGTTTTTGAAGAATTCAGATCGTTATTAAGTGATTATGAAAAATATATTGTTTCAGAAAGAACAATTGGAAATACAAGTGGATTTAAATTCATATTAAAAGACCCTGTTTTACTTGACAATGGAGCAATTAATTATTCAAACACACAAATGTTATGGTCAACAAGTGATAATTACAACATAGATATTAATACTCCAAGATATAGTACCTTTTTAAATAGTATTCAAGCAATTGGCAATAAGTATGATGTAATAAAAACGGATTTAATTGCAAGATTTCTTACTCCTGCTTCAATTAAAGATTATGATCTTACTGAAAATGGCAAAATGACCAAACTTTTAAGAGTATATGGTAGAGAATTTGATCAGATGAAACAATTTATAGATTCTTTGGTTAATATCAACCATATTACTTATGACAAAATTAATAACACACCAGATCAATTAATTAAAAATCTTGCAAGAACATTTGGATGGAATTATTTTTCATTAGTAAATGAAGCAGAACTGGTTACCAGTCTTTTAACAATTACAGATGCTGAAAGAAATTTACATACCGATTTAATGCCAGCAGAAATTGATATTGAACTTTGGAGAAGAATATTAATGAACACAAATTATTTCTGGAAAACCAAAGGCACAAGAGAAGCAATAAAAGCAATATTTCTTTTAATTGGTATTCCAGAACCATTTATCAATATTACTGAATATGTTTATACTGTTGATGGTAAAATAAATCCTAATACCGTACCATTAAAACAAGCAGATTTTCCTTCAAATTCATTACCATATGACACTAATGGATATCCAGTTGCACCTTTAGAAACAAATGATTTCTTTTTTCAAGTTTCTGGAGATACTGATGCTGGTCAACACTATATGGATGTGTTTCGTATGGCTGGTTTTAATTTAATGCAAAATGTTGATAACAAAAAATCATGGGTTCAAACAGGTGCAACAACAAGAGTTGATAGCACCACACCACAATATTATCAGGCAGATAGTAAATTTGTTATAAATACCAAAGAAGTTGACGTGGCTCTTGATACTGCACGTGGTATTGAATATGATGTTTATGAGTATATAAAAAATATTGATTTTCCAGCTAATTCAAGTGGTTACACACTTCCATTCTCTTATGTCAACATATCTTTGGGTGTAAGTGCCTCACCAAATACATTTACACTACCAGCACCATACAATAAAACTGAAGGTAATTTAGAAGTTCGATATAATGGTATTTTATTAAACGCACCAAGAACGGGTTTAACTGCAACTTCATATCAAGCAGATTATAGTGTTTCAGGCAGCACATTTACATTATTAACAGCAAGTGCATATTCAAATTCATATCGAAGGGATGTTATTCAAGCAACATTTATTTATTCTGGTAGCAGCAAACCTGTTAGTGGAGTTACTGTTGAATATATTGTAACAAGAGTTGACGCAAAAATGAATGGAACAGTTATACCGTTACCAAGTTATCCACGTGGAGATGTACAAGTAACTGTAAATGGTATTGCTCTTACAAAAGGTACTTCACAATTCATTGCTGATTATATTCTTGACCCTGCCAACACAACTGGTTCAAGTAGAATTATTATTCAAAATCCTGCAGTAATTTCATTTTTGGCAGTTACTCCAACAATACAGGTGGCATATGTTCAAGTTAGTGGTAGTAGTAACATTAATGCAAGAAGTGAAGTTATAAGAGTGGATAGTTTTAATAGTGGTAAAATTTATTATAATTCTTCAGCAAATAAATATGTTTATAAACTTAATTATAAAGCAAACATAGCATCAGATATTAAAGTACTGGTAGATGGTATTGCATTAGAACCATATACTGATTATAGCATTAACGTACAAAATCAATA